ACTGAAAACACCACTACTAAACAGGAAGTATTTCATACACAATGTAGAAACTTTTTAAAGGAGTGGTTTAATGTAGAAGTACCACTACCAAACGAAGAAATAATATTTGATTAATCAATCTTTTTCAATTATGGACAATAGAAAAAACAATGGTGGAAAAAGAGAAGGAGCTGGTAGAAAGCCAAAAGCTGATGAGATAGAGTTAATAGAAAAATTAACTCCTTTACATGATTTGGCAATGGATGCACTTAAAAAAGGATTAGAGAATGGACAGTATCAATATGTGCAATTATACATGAGCTACTACTACGGAAAACCAAAAGAAACAAAAGATATAACAGTAAATAAAGAATTACCACTGTTTATTGATTGATGAAGCCTAAAAGAACAACAGCAGTAAAAAGGTTAAGAAAACTTAATCAAAGAACTAAGATTGTTAGAGGAGGATCAAGTGCTGGTAAGACAATAGCTATTCTATGTATTCTAATTGACTATGCTATAAGACACGAGAACAAAGAAATAAGTATAGTTAGTGAATCTATTCCTCATTTGCGTAGAGGTGCTTTAAAAGACTTTTTAGCTATTATGAAGGGTTTGCAAAGGTACAAGGAGAAACAATTCAATAGAAGTACTTTAAAATACGAATTTATTTCAGGTTCTTACATAGAGTTTTTCTCAACAGATCAACCAGACAAATTAAGAGGAGCTAGAAGAACAGACCTTTATATCAATGAGTGTAACAATGTACCATTTAGTAGTTATCAAGAATTAGCAATAAGAACATCTGAAAGTGTATGGCTAGATTACAATCCAACATCATTATTCTGGGTAGATAAAGAATTAGTAGGACAACCAGATACAGACTTTATCACACTTACTTACAAAGACAATGAATCACTACCAGAATCAATAGTAAAAGAATTAGAGAAAGCAAGAGTAAAAGCAAAGACATCAAGCTACTGGAAAAACTGGTGTAGAGTGTATTTAGATGGAGAGATAGGAACTTTAGAAGGTGCATGTATACCAGACTGGAAAGAGATTGACATGATACCTGAAGAAGCAAGACTGCTTGGTCATGGAATGGACTTTGGTTATTCAGTAGACAGCACATCTATTGTAGCACTATACAAATACAATGATAGCTACATATTTGATGAAGTACTATACAAAACAGGAATGCTTAATAGAGATATATCCAGCTTTATCAAAAACAATCATATAGAAGGTTACATCTATGCAGATTCAGCAGAACCTAAATCAATAGCAGAAATAAGATTAAGTGGAGTAGACATATTTCCAGTAACTAAAGGCAGAGATTCTATTGTATATGGCATTAACCTAATTAATCAGAATGAAGTATTTGTAACACACAGAAGTAAAAACCTAAAGAAAGAATTAGAGGGGTATATATGGATGAAAGATAAACAAGGCAACTCTTTACAAAAGCCGAATCCAATGACAGGAGATCATGCCATTGATGCTGCTAGATACGCAATGATGATGGTTTTAGAGAATCCAAACAGAGGAACTTACTATTTATATTAAAAACGTGGATATCATTTTAACCTTTTTTACGAATTAATTATATGAAGCTAACATTAAACATCCCAGAAACACTAAGCGAAGTAACCTTAGATCAATACCAAAGATGGTTGAAAGTCGCAGATGGTAAGGAGTTAGACAATTTCTTACAACAGAAAATGATAGAGATATTCTGTGGCATAACACTCAAACAAGTATTGATGATAAAAGCAAAAGACATTGAAGCAATAGTAGCTGATATATCAAAGCTTTTTGAAACTAAGGATAGTAAGTTCATTGACAGATTTAGTTACAACAACCAAGAGTTTGGATTTGTTCCAGAATTATCAGAAATGACATTTGGAGAATATGTTGATTTAGATAACTACTTAGCAGATTGGCAGCTTATGCACAAAGCAATGGGTGTATTGTTCAGGCCCATTACATACAAGAAGAAAAATCAATACTTGATAGAAGAATATGAAACTGCTGATAAATACAACATGAAACAAATGACTTTAGATGTAGTATTTGGATCGATTGTTTTTTTTTATCATTTAAGGAACGAATTGCAGAAACATATCCTGAACTATTTAGCGAATCAAACGGAAGTGCCGATCTCTCAAGAACTGCGAACTTCTCTGCAAAATGGGGTTGGTATCAATCTATCTATGGACTTGCACAGGGCAACATACTAATGTTTAATAAAGTAACTAAAGAGAAACTACACAAGTGCTTACAACACTTAGCTTTTGAAAAGGATAAATATGAACTAGAGCAACACATACTAAAAAGTAAAACTAAATGACAAGGCAAGAAATATTGACCAAGATTATCAATAATGAAAAATTTAATGATAGTGAATACATGGTATTAGCTGATGGATTTGAAGATGCTTTTATAGGTGTTACAATAAGAAAACCTAAGAGAGTGATTTATGATTACTGGAAGTGTTTGGACTGTATCATAAAAAAAGAAGGACTTGATTTTGATGAAGCTTTAGACTTCTTAGAAGAATTTGTAGAAGAAGATTTAGGAGAAAACACTCCAATATATATAAAGAAAATATGAAAAGTTTTTATAATGTAATAGACAGCATCCAAACTGTAGTAGGAGCAGAGCCATTTAATAACACAGTAACATTTGGAGATATAAGTGAAATAGATTTAAAGAAACAAAGCCTGTTTCCTCTAGCTCATGTAATGGTAAACAACATGAATATAGAACAGCAACATGTATCATTTAATGTAACACTATTTCTAATGGATTTAGTTGATGTAAGTAAAGAACCAGATACTACTTTGTTTCTAGGAAATGACAATACACAAGATGTACTAAATACTCAAGCAGCTCTAGCTACTAGAGTTATTAGAGTGTTACAAAAAAGCAACCTGTACAAACAAGACTTTGAGATACTAGGGACTGCGAGCTGTGAACCATTTACGGAAAGATTTGATAATGCATTAGCTGGCTGGGCAGTAACCTTTGATGTGAATGCTAAAGATGAAATGACCTACTGCTAATGAGTGAGTTTAAAAAAGCAATGGAGAAGTACGCTAAGTACGTTGTACAGCAAGCAAGAAGTAATCTTAGCAAAGGTAAAAACAATGCTTCTAAACAACTGTATAACAGCTTAAACTATGAAGTAAAACAAAATAGAACTTCTGGTGGTCAATTTGCTACAGGTTACAATGCAGAGTTCTTTATGGAAGAATATGGAGCTTATCAAGATATGGGAGTGCATGGTGCTAAATCAAGCTATGTAGAAAACAGAAAATCTCCATTTAGATATACTACTAAACAACCTCCAACAAGAGCTTTTGATAAGTGGATAAAAATAAAAGGAATTAAAGGCAGAGATAAAAAGACAGGAAGATTTATTACAGATCAATCATTGAAATTCTTAATAGCAAGAAGTATAAAAAACAAAGGAATTAGAGCAAGTTTATTTTTTACAAAACCATTTGAAGCTGGAATCAATAAATATGGAGATGAGATAGCTGGAGGATTTGGAGATGACGTATTAAAACAATTATAACATGAGTACAATTATTAGAACAAGATCACCATTTTTTATAAGAACACCACAAGAAGCAAATAGTAATTTAAGTTACTTTCAAATTAACATAACTGTGTTTGGTGGTTTAAGTTCATCAACAGAAGTTTGTGATGATTTGTATGCTACTTACTCACTACAAAAGAAACCATTAGGAAGTGAAGATTCTGTTACTGTAGATATTAGTGAAATAGTAAATGATCACATAGAGCAAGTATTTACAGGCACTTATTCTGCATCTTCAGCAACAAGTTCTATTTGGGTAACTGTAGCAACATCAGCAAGACAATCAGATGGTACTATAATTGGTTCAGTAACATCCAACACTTACTTAGCTCAAGAAGGTTATAATAAATTTAAGGATGGCGTAAACTATACAACAGAACCTATTGCAATGATAAGTGGTAGTTATATACAATATGATAGAAATGGAACTGCAACAATACCAGTTAATGTAGAAAGAGTTGTTTCTGTTCAATGGCGTTCTGGTTTGAGTGTTAGAGAAACAGATAGTTTTTCAGACAATGATAATCAAAACCAAAAAATACAATATGCTCAATTTACAAGCACTACATCAATAGATAATGCTTTAATTACTTATGATGGTGAAAACACAACTTCTATAACATTAGAACCAGTTGAAGAATGTAAATATCCTGTAAACAAAATAACTTTTGTAAATAGATGGGGAGCAATGCAAGATTTATTTTTCTTTAAAAAATCAGTGGATAGTTTAGAAAGCAGAAGTGAGAGTTTTAATAGAAGTATTTTTAAAGCAAGAAATGTAGTTTTATCACCACCTGAATCTGGTACAGATTGTGATGAATCAATTACTTATAATAGTTATTCAACTACAGCACACGCTAAGAAAACATTCAATGCTAATGCAACAGAATCTGTTTTATTAAATAGTGGTTTTGTCAATGAATTAATGAATCCATATTTTGAGGA